AATGTCGAGAAGTTTTATCAGATCTTATTAATGGATAAAGATATTGCAGGAGGTTGGTATTGTACAGAAGATGGAAAGACGACATCAGTTGCACATTGGTTAGAAGAAGAGGATTTCCGCACAAATGGTGGTGTAATGAACCACGAAACAATTGAAAGTATAAGTAAGAGAAAGAAACCATTTACAGTTGACTATACTGGGTTTGGTTGGTTACTTATCAAGCACGGTGTGTTTGAACACGAAGGTTTACCCTATCCTTGGTTTGCTCCAAAGATGCAGGTATTTGAATCGGGTGAAGTACAAGATATGTGCGGTGAAGATGTATCATTCTGTTTAGATGCAAAGGAAGCAGGATTTGAAATCTGGTGCGATCCTCGTGTTCGAGTTGGTCACGAAAAGACAAGGATAATCTAATGATGGCAGTAATCACAATACTTGCTATTATATTCATCCTCATTTTGATGTTACAGTTCTATAACCCACATCGTTGATATGAACTATGGTTTTACATTGATCTTCTGGATCTCAATCGGACTTTTTGTATTTTACCAATGGGACAAAAGCAAGGGCAAGAAAAACAAACGAAGAAAATAGAGCGTTATAACGTTCTACGAAAAGGCAAGGTCATCTTCTGGAATGTATCAGAGACAGAAATGTTCGATATTATGGAAGACCTTGCAGTTGAGTGCTATTATAATCAAACACTCACATCACAAGATATTACTTATGAACCTTATATTGAGGAACCACTGAATGGCTAGAAAAACTGGAATGATGGGAGCGTCTTATATTACTGAGACAAGACCCAAAAAAACTCGTCAAGGGCGGGGCAAACACTCGAAATATGCAGCGACCTCTCGTAACTCGGCTCGTAAAAGATATCGAGGGCAGGGTCGTTAATGAGTTCGCTGATTTGTAATTTACCTGCTGTTGAATTATGGGTACGAAAGGAATACTTAACCGACCATAAGAGTGGGCATGGTGAGTTTGAAAAAGGAGTATGGGTATCTGCCAAGAGCATTCCTGGTCGTGCCTTTTATTTTGAGACGTATTTACCCGAATATGCTGCGATTTATGATAAGTTGCCCATATCCGCTTTTGTCTCGTCACCAGAAACACCCAATCCTGATATGCCATTGCATAATTTACAGTTTTGGAACTGTATGGACTATGGATTAACTGCGATTTGTAAGAATTTTATTGGATCAATGCACTATGAAGTGTATACAAGAGACTTTGGGACGCAAACAGGCACCTATATTTGCACTCTGGACAACTATCACGAAGATATTGATACAATTGATTACTCAACAAGTGAGTCACCTGCTGAACATAAGTCACATAACCTTCTCGAACTCGATAATGGGCAGTATTGTCTCTATCCGAACAATCGAATGAGGATATATGACAATAGTATTACTCCAGAAACACCCAAAGTGCCCGATTTTAAGGTTTCAACTGCATATTATCAGGTTGAAAACGGTCATGATCGTGATGGATTAGGTTCAGAGGATAATTATTTCTGGAAAACATCAAAAGAACGTAAAGAAACGAACAATCGAAAACCATTTGAACCAGAATTAGGATGAAACACGTAAAAAATGCTCATATGGGCACTCATTTACTTGTTGAAGTGTATAATGTACCCTTTGAAAAGTTAAATGACCCCGAAAAAATAGAAAAAACGATGATAAGATCAGTTGAAACAGAAGGTTTAACTGTTCTCAACACTTTCACTCATCAATTTGATCCCTATGGAGTGACAACTCTTATTTCTTTAGCAGAAAGTCACCTTTCTTGTCATACTTGGCCAGAAAAAGGATGTGTAGCAATCGATATTTTCACTTGTGGAGGCAAAAATCCACGCAGTATAGCATGGTGGATACTAAATTATTTTGATACTGATGATTATGTAATGAATGATTATGCAAGATAGGCTATAAATAAATCTAAAAGCATCAATAATGGCGATTCAACGCAAATCAAGAGCATTTAAGGATATCAGTCTGTCTTTTACACCACATCCAGTGACAAAAGACTTACCTGTGCTTGTAAATGAGCGAGCAATCACCAGATCAGTGAGAAATTTAGTTGAAACAATACCAACTGAGAGATTTTTTAACTCAATTTTAGGTACAGACATCAGAGGTTCTCTCTTTGAGAACTTTGAAAGATCAGCTGTTATGGTAATAGAGGATCAAGTACGTAATACAATAAGAAATTTTGAACCAAGAGTTGGTGAAATTGGTGTAGAAGTCAATGCACTAATGGACAATAATACTTTAGAGGTAAAAGTGCTTTTTGAGATCAATGGATTGGATGTTCCAACTCAGTCATTTTCCTTTTTATTAGAACCAACGAGATAATATGCCCTTTACACAGTTTACTAACCTAGACTTTGATCAAATCAAAGTACAAATCAAAGATTTTCTTCGTTCAAACTCAAATTTTACTGATTTTGATTTTGAGGGTTCAAACTTCTCTGTTCTAATCGATACACTTGCATATAATACCTATATTAATGCGTTCAATGCAAACTTATTGGCAAATGAGTCATTTTTAGACTCTGCAACAATACGTGAAAACGTTGTTTCACTTGCTCGTAATATTGGATATGTTCCACGTTCAAAGACTGCTGCAGTTGCATCAATTCAAATATCAGATGTTAACTTAGGAAATACAAACGTAAGCACACCAAGATTTTTAACTCTTCGATCAGGTCTTGTATGTGTTGGAAATTCAGAAAATACAACTTATCGCTTTTCGATACCAGATGAAATTACATCATCTCGTGTTCGTGACATAAATGGAGTATCTTTTGCTCAATTTGATGATCCAATCAATGTTTATGAAGGAACACTTCTTCAAAGAGTTTATAGAGTTGATACATCTCAAGATCAAAGGTTTATAATTGATAGTCCTAACATTGATAGTTCAACATTAAGAGTATATGTAAAAGGTACGAATGATGTAGGTCTTGGTAGAAAGTATTCGATGGTTGATAACATATTAAACATCAATAAAAATTCAGAAATTTATCTTGCACAAGAAGTTCAAGATGAAAAATATGAAATATTATTTGGAGATGATCTTTTTGGTAAAAAATTAGAAAATGCCTCGATTATAACAGCAAAATATCTTGTAACTGAAGGTGAAGATGGCAATGGTCCTTCTAGTTTTAGTTTCCAAGGATCTTTTACAAAAAGTGATGGAACATTATTCACACCATCTGATAATATTGTTGTTACTACTGTCTCAAACGCTTCTAACGGTGCTGAAGTTGAAGACGTGTCTTCTATTAAGTATTTTGCTCCAAGACTTTACTCAGCACAGTATAGAGCAGTTACACCAAGAGATTATGAAGCAATAATTCAAGACATTTTCCCAAAAACTGAGTCTGTTGCAGTTGTTGGTGGAGAAGAATTAGATCCACCTAAGTTTGGTCAAGTTCAAATTAGTATTAAACCCAAAGGTGGTACATATGTATCAGATTTTGATAAAACACAAATTAAAAATAAATTAAAGAACTACGCTATTGCTGGTATTAATTCTGAAATTGTAGATTTAAAAGTACTATATGTAGAATTGAACTCCACAATCTACTATAATCCCTCTCAGATCGCTTCTCCTGCAAATTTAAGGACAACTATAGTATCGGCATTAGACAGTTATTCGCAAAATGTTGAAATTAATAAATTTGGTGGAAGATTTAAATATAGTAAATTAAATACACTTATTGATCGTGTTGATAATGGTATTACATCAAATATCACAAAGGTTATTATAAGAAGAGATATGAAAGCATTACTAAATCAATTTGCTCAATATGAATTATGTTTTGGTAATCGTTTTAATATTAATCCTGCAGGTTTCAATATTAAAAGTACAGGATTTACAGTTTTAGGTTCTAATCAAACTGCATATTTAACAGATGTTCCTAATAAGGATGCTGCAGGAAACCTTGATGGATCAATGAAGGGTACTTTAAGTGTAGTCTTTAAGAATGAAAAGGATAATCAACAAGTTTTAATAAAAGATGCTGGTATAGTAGATTATAAAAAAGGTGAAATTATTTTAAATACAATTAACATAACATCTACAGCATCACAAAATAATATCATTGAAGTTCAAGCGTTTCCAGAATCAAATGATGTGGTAGGATTAAAGGATTTGTATTTAAGTTTTGATGTTTCAAAAAGCACAATAAATACATTTAAGGATGTAATTGCTTCGGGTGAAGATGTTTCAGGTGTTGTGTTCACAAGAGATTATTATACTTCTAGCTACTCTAATGGGGATTTAGAGAGGAAATAATTTATGTCTCAAATTGACAAAAGAATAAAAGTCAATACTATTATTGAAAACCAGTTACCTGAATTTGTGGTGACTGATTTTCCAAATGCTGCTGAGTTTTTTAAGCAATATTATATTTCACAAGAATTTCAAGGTGGTCCTAGTGATCTAATTGGTAATTTTGATCAATATCTTAAATCAGATAATTTAGTTCCTGAAGTTGTTACTGGAACTACAAGTGTATCATCTGATATTGCAATAACCGACACTACTATTTCAGTTCCAAGCACTAAAGGTTTTCCTTCAGAATATGGTCTATTAAAAATAAATGATGAAATAATATCATATACAGGTATAACATCTACATCTTTCACAGGATGTATTCGTGGTTTTAGTGGTATTAGTGGATATAACGTCGGTATATCATCATCACTATTAGAAATTAATCGTGAAAATTTAGTTTTTAATGATACAACTGCAACATCTCATAGTTCTGGTAGTACAATTACTAACCTATCAGTATTATTTTTACAAGAATTTTACAAAAAACTCAAAAAGACATTTTTACCTGGTTTAGAAGACAATGATTTTGATACAGATCTTGATGTAGGTAACTTTTTTAAGTTTGCTAGAAGTTTTTACCAATCAAAAGGAATTGAAGAATCTGTAAGAATTTTATTTAAAGTATTATATGGTGTTGAATCAACAATACTTGATCTTGAAGGTAATTTAATAAAACCATCAGGTGCAGAATTTATTCGTAGAGAAGTAAT